AAAGAAAATTTAAATTATTCTTGGCTTGGGCTTTCTAAAACTTTCCGTAAATATTTCCCAGACCCTCTTATAGCGAAGAAATATGAGCGCAAACCTGAGCTAATAGCTAATCGTGTTTATGCTAATCGTTTGGGTAATGGCGATGAGAAAAGTGGAGATGGTTGGAAGTATCGTGGTCGTGGACTGATTCAGATTACAGGTAAGGATAATTATGCCGCATTTAGAAAATGGTTAGGTAGAGATATTGAGCCAGAAGATGTGGCAGGGAATTTAGATTTATCTGTTAAAACTGCTGTGTGGTATTGGAAGTGCTATGAGTTGGCTGAGCTTAATTCTGTCGAAAAAGTTACGCGAAGAATTAATGGTGGACTAAATGGCATTGATGAGCGTTGTAAGCTCTATCGAGCATTAATGGTAACGGATAATGACTAAGTACATTTACATGGCGTTAGCGGGTGTTGTCGTGGTTTTGATTGGTGCATTGCGTTACCAATCTAGCGTTATAGATGAGTTGGAAATAACGACAAAACAACAAGAAAATACTATCCAGCAACAAAAAGATGCTAACAAATCATTAAGTCTTGCGTTACAACAAGAGCGTTATGCCGTTATTGAGCAACAAGAGCGTAATAATGAAATAGAAAGGATGGCAATAGAACATGCTGAATCAGTTAAAACAATCATTAAGACACAACCTTGCGCTCACACTCGTCTGCCTCAGTCTGTTCTTGACCGCTTGCACAAATAAAATCACGACTAAAGCAGAATATATTTACCCGCCTCAAGCCTATACTGCACCTTGTGTCAAAACAGCATTTACTGGGGAAACATACGGCGATGCAGTCATACAGCTTGTTAAGGTAACAGCAGAGCGAGATAAGTGCGCAAGCCAAGTAGATCATCTCAATAAGTGGATTAATCAAACCAAGACCGCCGATTAAAGTGCGGTCTTTTGTTTTATATATGCTACATATCTTAGCTATACCTCCACTCAAGATGTTAAAAATCTCGGGGTTATATCTAAGCTATGTGATGTAAATGTTACAAAATTAATGTTTTTGATAAAAATAAACGCGCAAAAATATAAGAGTAAAAGGTACTCCTGAGGGGATACCCCTTTCCACGGGGTTTCGGGCGCGCGGTTTTCGACAGTTTTTTAGGTTTCTAGTCATCATCATCTTTTCCCTTTTTTGGGCATTTTAACGGTCTCGGCTATGGATAATTTATACGACTTAAAACTCAATATAAATCAGATCGCCGAACTGGTCGGAATGCATCGGCAAACCGTGTCACAAAGGCTTGCAGGACTAACGCCAGCTATTGGCAGTAATTCCAAATTAAAGCTCTATACGCTATCTGATTTAATCAAAATCGGACTTGCCGAAAAAATGACGGCTAATGTTGATAGCTTGTCACCTGTTGAGAGACGAGCATTTTGGCAAGCGGAAAACGAAAGACTAAAATACGAGCGAGATACAGGCGAACTGGTGCCATCATTTGAAGTTGCTCAAGAGATGGGATTTTTGGCTAAAGCTGTTGTGCAATCACTTGATACATTGCCAGATATTTTAGAGCGTGATTGTGCGTTAACTCCAGCACAATTAACTCGTGTAATACAGGTGATTGATGACGTTAAATCGCAAATGTCATTACATATACAGGCTGGCGATAATAAATCAGAGGAGTAGTCATGTTTGCATCAGCTAAAGATATTAGGCGAGATATTGCAAATCTACTTAAACCGCCTCGCCGAATGAAAGTGTCGGAAGCCGTAGCGGAATATATGCGCGTGCCTGTTGGTGGGGGTAACTCTGTTAAATGGGATAAAGATACTGCTGCATATATGTTAGATCCGATGGACTGCCTAAACTCTCGTGAGTATGACGCAGTTATTTTTGTTGGACCAGCTCGTACTGGTAAAACAATCGGATTGATTGATGGCTGGATAACCTATGCGATTATTTGCGATCCGTCAGATTTCCTCTTGGTGCAACTTACACAAGAGAAAGCCAGTGAGCATAGTCGTAAACGTTTAGACCGCACTTTTAGATGCTCGCCTGAGATTGCAAAAAGATTAAGCCCGCGTAAAAACGATAACAATGTCCACGATAAATATTTTAGGGCAGGTAATCTATTAAAAATTGGCTGGCCGTCAATCAACGTATTGTCATCATCAGATTATAAATACGTTGCATTAACAGACTATGACCGATGGCCCGATGATGTGGACGGCGAGGGTGACGGATTTAGTTTAGCGTCCAAACGGACGACTACATTTATGAGTGCCGGTATGACACTTGTAGAGAGTTCGCCAGGAAAGGATATTGTTGATATAAAACATCATCCAAAAACTACTCACGAGGCACCGCCAACAACAGGTATTTTGTCACTATATAACCGTGGCGATAGACGCAGATTCTATTGGCAATGTCCACATTGTAAAGAATGGTTTGAGCCATCAATGGCAAATATGGTCGGCTATCGAGATGATACTGATTATGTTAAGGCAAGCGAAAACGCTCGTTTACAATGCCCGCATTGTCAATCTCTCGTAGATCCTGACAAGAAACGCGCATTAAACATTGGCGGCAAATGGCTAAAAGAAGGACAAACGATAGATAAAGACGGTGTAATCCATGGCGAGGGAAGAAACTCTCGTATTGCATCATTTTGGCTGGAAGGCCCTGCCGCCGCTTATCAAACATGGGCGCAATTAACTTATAAATTACTCACTGCTGAACATGAATTTGAAATGACTGGCAGTGAAGAAACGCTAAAGGCAGTAACAAATACAGACTGGGGATTGCCTTATTTACCACGCTCCGCACTTGAGCAACGCCGAAGTGATGAGCTGATGGAGCGGCGAGAAGATACAGAAAAAAGAACGGTACCTTATGGGTGCCGTTTTTTATTGGCTGCAGTTGATGTACAGGGTGGGCGGAATCGCCGTTTTGTCGTCCAAATTGTTGGATATGGTGAAAACAGCGAACGGTGGCTCATTGATAGATACAACATTAAATCATCAATGCGGAGCAATTCCGATGGAGAAAGTCTCCCGATTGATCCGTCCGCCTACCCTGAGGATTGGGATTTACTCATCAGTGATGTGCTTAATAAGCAATATCGTATTGAGGGATTAGACGGAGGAGTCATGCCAATCCTTGCAATGGCGGTGGATAGTGGCGGTGAGGACGGTGTAACAGATAACGCCTATAAGTTTTGGCGTAGATGCAAACGAGATGGCATATCAAAACAAGTGTATCTCGTTAAAGGTGATAGTACCAAACGCCAAAAACTGATTTCTCGAACTTATCCTGATAACACCTCACGGTCAGATCGTCATGCTAAAGCACGAGGTGATGTGCCGCTATACCTACTTCAAACAGACCAACTCAAAGATCGCATTAGTAACGCACTAAGCCGTGAGACTATCGGGGCTAACTATATCCATTTTCCGTCGTGGCTTGGCGAATGGTTTTTTGATGAATTGACCTATGAGGAGCGAGGACAAGACGGTAAGTGGCACAAACCAGGCAAAGGTAACAATGAGGCATTTGACTTATTTTGCTATGCCCATGCGATCGCTATTTTGCGTGGTTATGAGCGTATTAAGTGGGGCGATGAGGACAATGTCCCATACTGGGCGAAATTGCCAAGTGTAAACCCTAACGTGATCCGCAAAGAATCATCCGCACCAGAAGAAGCTGAAAGTGCGGTAGAAATTGAACAAGTAAAACCAAAGCCACAGCCTAAACCTAAGCAAAAAAATAGCTGGTTAAGCGGTGGTGACAAGAAATCTGGAGGATGGCTGTGAGCCGAAGCGAACAAATTGAACAAGTGCAGTTAATGCTCGAAGCGTGCGATAAAGCAATCCTTGACGTGCTAGCGGGGAAAACCGTTACATTTAACGGACGCAGCGTTACGCGCGAATCATTATCCGAAATCCGGAAGACGCGACAAACACTTAGAGAGGAGCTTGTCGAGTTAAAACGATTAGGCTCCGGTCGTAGTCGTTTTAAATACGCAAACCTTAATCCACGGTTTTAAAAATGAATATCTTTGAAAAAACAATAGCTTTTTTTGCCCCTGCGCAAGCGGCAAAGAGGGCGAAAAGCCGTTATGTGCTGAATGCGTATGAGGCGGCTATGCCAAACCGTACGCACAAAGCAAAACGCGAAAGCCAAGGCGCTAACGTATCGACCAAACAAAGTGCAGTCAGTTTGCGAGAACAAGCTCGAGCATTAGACCAAAATCACGATATTGTGATCGGGATTTTGGACAAGATGGAAGAACGTGTTATTGGCTCGCGAGGTATCCACATTGAACCACAGCCGATGAATTTAAACGGTGATGTGAATGAAACCTTAGCTGAACAAATCCGCAAAAAATGGGCGGAATGGTCTATCTGTCCTGAAGTGACAGGACAATTTACTCGCCCCGAACTTGAGCGGATGTTGTTACGCACGTGGCTCCGTGATGGGGAAGTGTTTATCCAACTTGTGCGAGGCAGTGTAGCTGGTCTCAATCACAGTACTAAAATCGCATTTAGCCTTGAGGCGTTAGAGCCTGATTTTGTGCCGATGAATACTCTTGATACGGCAAATTTAATTCAAGGGGTAGAGCTTGACGCATGGCGTCGTCCTAAGTCGTACCGTGTTTACATGGACAACCCCCAAGAAAATAACCGCACTTACGGGCGAGTTAAATCGGTGCCGGCAGAAAATATGTTGCACCTTGCGTTTAAAAAACGCTTGCACCAGTTGCGTGGCGTATCGATGTTGCACGGTGTAATTATCCGACTTGCTGACCTTAAAGATTATGAGGAAAGCGAGCGTGTGGCCGCACGAATTGCCGCCGCCTTTACGATGTACATCAAAAAAGGTGATGCCGCACTCTACGGAGATAATGAGGATTACAGTGCAGACAGTCCGGAGCGAGATTTTGAGATTGCTCCCGGTGCAATCATTGATGATTTAAAACCCGGTGAGGACATCGGGTTAATCAATTCTAATCGCCCAAATGTGAACCTAGAAACCTTTAGGAATGGACAATTAAGAGCAACAGCAGCGGGGACTCGCTCAAGTTACTCAAGCATTGCTCGTGACTATAACGGGACTTACTCAAGCCAGCACCAAGAGTTGGTGGAGAGCTTTGAGGGTTACTCCGTTTTACAAGATACCTTTGTTGCGCACATCTCACGCCCGATATACAGAGAATGGCTAAAAATGGCGATTGTCAGCGGTGAAATTGATGTGCCAGTCGATATTGATCCTGCATCACTTTATAACGCTGTTTATAGTGGCCCAGTGATGCCGTGGATAGACCCGACAAAAGAGGCGCAAGCGTGGAAAGAGCGCATCAAAGGTGGATTAGCGACCGAAAGCCAAGCAGTACGAGCAAGCGGCAGCAACCCGGCAGAAGTTAAACGCAGACGTAGAGTTGAGGTTGAGGAAAACCGCAAATTTGGTCTCAAGTTTGACACTGATTTAACTAACACAGGTACGACAAATGACAAAACAAAAAATGATTCTGTCGCCGGTGGCGATGGCAACGAGCGCAACAAAGACGAATAACCAGTCTTGGTACTCAATCAAAGCCAAAGCCAACGATACGGCAGAGATCTCAATTTACGATGAGATCGGATTTTGGGGCGTATCTGCTGCGAGCTTTGCGCAGGATTTAAAAGACTGCGGAAACAACATTAAGCAGATTAACCTACACATCCACTCACCAGGTGGTGATGTTTTTGATGGGATCGCGATTTACAACTTGCTAAAAAATCACCCTGCAAAGGTGACAGTTTACATTGACGGCTTGGCGGCAAGTATGGCGAGCGTTATTGCGATGGCGGGCAATGAGGTAATCATGCCGGAAAATGCAATGATGATGATCCACAAGCCTTGGGGCATCCAAGGTGGCGATGCTGAGGATATGCGCAAGTATGCCGACTTATTAGACAAGGTCGAAAATACGCTAATCCCAGCTTATGCAAGCAAAACAGGAAAAACACCTGAAGAATTAGCAGAAATGCTATCAGCAGAAACTTGGCTCAACGGAAAAGAATGTGTTGAACAAGGATTTGCAGACAAACTAGCCGAACCACTTGTGGCGATGGCGTCTATTAAATCAAGAAAATTAGAGGACTTTGAAAATATGCCAAAAGCAATGAAAGACATGTTGTTTAAGCCACAAGGCAACGCTGGCGCATCCGCACCACAAGCAACACCAACTCCTGCACAACCAGCACCAACTGAACCGGTAAATCAAGCGCCGACAGCTCCGGTAGATAACACCGCACAAGTGCAGGCTGAATTAAATAAACGTAACGCCGACATTAAAGCGGTATTTGCACCGTTTGGTACTACGCACAATGATTTGTTAGTGGAGTGTTTAGGTGATTTATCAATTACCGCAGATCAAGCCAAAGACAAATTATTAGCAAAACTTGGTGCAGGCACAACCCCAAGTGCAGCAGTAACGCCTTATGCCGATAACGGTAACATTGTTGGTGATAGCGTGAAACAATCCTTATTGGCTCGTGCAGGTATCGACAAAGACAAAGTAAATGCTAAAGACAACGCCTACAATGCGATGACATTGCGTGAGCTTGCTCGTGCATCATTGGTTGATCGAGGTATTAGTGTATCGAGTCAAAATGCAATGAGCATGGTTGGTTTGGCATTTACTCACTCAAGCTCTGACTTTGGTCAGATCTTAATTGATGTAGCGCACAAATCCTTGCTTAAAGGTTGGGAAACCGCAGCGGAAAACTTTGATCAGTTTACATCTCGTGGCACATTAACCGACTTCCGCGCGGCGAAACGTGTTGGATTAGGTGACTTTGGTTACTTACCACAAGTCGGTGAGGGTGAGGAGTACACCTACGGCACAATCGGCGATGAGGGCGCTAGCGTTGCATTAGCGACTTACGGGCAATTATTTAGCATTACTCGTCAAGCAATCATCAATGACGATATGCACTTGTTGACAAAAATCCCTGAAAAAATGGGACAAGCTGCACGTGCGACAATCGCTAAATTAGTGTTTGCGTTATTAACCGGTAACGCGATTGCACAAGACGGCAAAGCGTTATTTGACGCATCTCACAAAAACACTTTAACCGGTGCCGCATTAGATGTAACCAATATTGATAAAGCAATTCAAATGATGAATGGATTTGTCAATACTCGTGGTGAACCATTAGCGATTGAGCCTGATTTTATGTTGTTACCAACCTCACTTTATACTCGTGCTAAACAAGTTCTAGGTTCGGCAAGTGTGGAGGGGGCTGATATCAATTCTGGCATTATCAATCCAATCCGTGACATTGTGCCGACAGTTAAATCCGCACGTTTACAAGTTGCCGATCCAAAATCTTGGTACTTAATCAACAAAGAGGCTATTGAAGTTTCTTACCTTGACGGCATTGATACGCCATACATGGAGCAACAACAAGGTTTCACTGTTGATGGCGTATCTACCAAGGTGCGCATTGATGCAGGTGTTAATGTAATTGACTACCGTGGCATTGTAAAAGTTACCAATAAGTAACTTAAATCGCCCTAAATAACGACCGTACTTTTAACCGAAGTGCGGTTTTTTATTATCAAAATCAAAGGATTATTAAATATGGCTAAAAACTATATGCAAGACGGAAACACCGTGCGTTTTACCGCTGCCGCTGCCGTGAAAAGCGGTGATGTAGTGATGTTAGAAAACCTTGTGGCGATTGCTGTTGCCGACGTGGAAAAATCCGCCGTTGGTGTTGGTTTGACTACCGGTGTATTTACCGTTAAAGCAAAAGCGGCTGACGACATCAAACAAGGTGCGATCGTTTACTGGTCTGCGACTGAGGGTGCAACAACTACCGCAGGCACTAACAAACGCTTAGGTATTGCATGGCACGCAAGTGGTGCAACCGTGGACACTGTCGATGTCAAGATCAACGCTTAGTCCGTTTGATGACGCACTCGCACAGGCGGACAAAGTCATATCAGATGTGATGATGTCCGTCTATGTTATCAACGGCAAAAAATACAAAGCTGTGCTTGATGAAAGCCCAAAACTAATGAGTGGCAATTACACCGATGATTACTTAATTAATGGCACGACGCGTACTCTCACTCTTTTTAAAGCATCAGGATATAAGCCAAAACTTGGAGATATCATTATTTCTTCAACAGAGGAATATGTTGTGCGAGGGTTTAGTTTTGAAGATGGGAAGATCGTGCTGCAATTGGAGTAAATATGGCGGTGAAAATTGAAGGGATGGCAGCATTACAAGCTAATATCCAAAAACTGGCTAATCAAGTCGTGCCTAAAGCGGCAGCAAAAGCGATTAATAAGGTGGCGAGAAGTGCAATCAAAAATGGAACAAAAAATGTATCCAAAGAGATTCATGTGCCAGCTAAATTAATCCGTAAGCGAACTCGATTATCCCAAAAAGCAACAGCGAATCGACCAGTTGCAAAAATACGAGTTGATAGAAGAAATTTACCATTAATTCGATTATTGGAAAACCCTAGACGAACCATGCGAGCGAGTAAAGGGCAAATTAGAATAGGCAAATATCAAATACAACGCGGTTTTATTCAAACTCTAGCAAATGGTCGTAAACACGTTATGCAGCGACAAGGTAAAGAGCGATATTCAATTGATGTTGTTAAGATTCCGTTATCTAGACCATTAACAACGGCTTTCCATAATGAGTTAAAAGATTATTCAAGTCAGATCAAAGTCGAACTGACAAGAGAGTTGAGTGACATTTTAAAAAAATAGAGGATTAAATGCTAATTCATAAGAAGATTCGGCATCAAGTGTCGGATATGCTCAAAAGCAGTATAAAGGGTGTTGAGAATATTTATTCTGGGCGCCCTTTATTTATTGATATTGACCAAGAAAAAACAGCTATTGCAGTTTTTCTTGATGAGATTTCGTGCGAAGAGGTAGATCTCTGTCATCACGAATATACCGCAGCATTAAATATCGCAATTTATCTGAAAACAGCTTTAGGCGACGACGCATTAGATGATATTGCAGACAAAATCAAAGAGCGATTAAGCGTAGCTATATCTAATGATGAATTATCGGAAAACATTTCCGAAATGACTCTTATTAGCTACGAATACGAGCAAGATACGACAAATCGTACTTGGTTCGTTTCTAACCTTAAATATCAAATTAAGTATGAGGACTAGATATGCCTACACAAACAACACCTTTTCAAGGCACTAAATTTTATTTGGGCACTGGTCTAACCGAAGGCAAAGCAGTCACAGCCGTAACGGTTAAGCCTAATGCAACCATTACATCAGCAGGGCATGGTGCCAAAGTAGGGGATTTTATTAAGCTAACTGGTCTAGGTGCGCTTGATGGATATTATCCTGTAAAAGCCGTTACCAACGACTTAATTACACTTGCAGATGAAGTTGATTGGACAAGCCAAGATGCGCCAGCCAGTTACGCAACAGCTAAAGTGGCTACCGTGAAATGGTCATCTAATTTCTGTGCGATTAAACAGATTGAGGGTGATGGCGACACATTAGGCGAAGAAGATATTACAACCATGTGTTCTGAAGGTACTGAAACAGAAGCAGGTGAAATTGAGTATGGCTCAATTAAATTAACATTCTTCTATGCACCAGGTACCGCAATGCAAGCTGACTTGCGCAAGAAGTTTCATGCTAAAGAAACATTCCCTTGGATGATGATTTTGAAAAATGGTCAAGGTTCTCTTTACGGTACAGGATTTATCCAAACCTCACCTAATTTTAGCGGTGAAGTCAAAGGCAAATTTGAATCGGGTGTAACGATTAAAAAAACAAAACGCGATTATCACTTACCAGCATAGCCGCAAAGTGCGGTGAATTTTGACCGCACCTTATAAAAACCAAAACCCCGAAAGCAGCGAACTCTCGGGGTTTTTCATTCCAATTAAACCATACTTAAAAGGAATAAACTTCATTGGAAATTATAACTAACTTTCTTCCTTTATTCAAGGAGCAAGCTATGCAATATGGGTTATGGGAAACGACCTTAGCTTATTTAGTGTTAGGTGTATGTTTCATCATCGCTTGGCGACTCCCAAATATTATTAATTCAATTAAAAACAAAGGTGATAAATAATGAATCTACGTGAAAAACTTTTAGCCAATAAGCCTAAAATTACCCCAATCATTATTAATGGCGAGAATTATTATATCCGTGAAATTACTGTTGGTGAAATGAATCGTGTGCTTTATGGGCAACAACAAGAATTGGTGCACATTGCAGAGAGTCAAGGTATTGAATTGAACTTCAATGATGAAAAACACCTTACTGAGCAACTTGCTAAAATTTATGACCCGAATCGATTAACGCGTACGCTTGCTATGCGGTTGTGCGATCAAGATGGTAAAAATCTTTTTGATATGGATAATCCTGATGATTTAACCGCACTTTCCAAATTAGATAAGGTTGTATTTGAGCAATTAACGCAAGCTATTGTGGAAGATGAACCAAAAAACTCTCAAGCCGAAGAAAGTTCCAAATAAACCTCTCACTTTCTCTCGGCAAAACACTTGAAGAAATTGAGCAAATGCCAGAGCGTCATCTCCAAGAATACGAAATTTTTTATCAGGAACAGCCTTTTGGATTATGGCGAGAGGATTATCGTACTGCACAAGTTTCACATTTGCTTGCTATGATAAATCGAGACCCTAAGTCTAAGCCTCCAGAGTTATCTGATTTTATGCCGTTTTACCAAGAAAAAATGGATGATGAAGATGATGACGGAGTGGCTGATTATTTAGCAAATCGTTAAATTATCTATTGCTTCTGAATCTTATATAGATTAAAATCTATATAAATAATAAGAAAGGTAATAGCTGTATGAAACAAGAATGGGAAGTAATTTTACAAGACCCACTTTTGAACTGGTTAGAAACGCTGGCAGAAGATGACGTATTAAAAATCTATGCGGCGTTGGAATTATTATCAACAGAAGGTCCACAATTAAGCAGACCTTATGCGGATACGCTGCAAGGCTCTAAATATACCAATTTAAAAGAATTGCGAGTACAGTCTAAATTATCGGTATTCCGTTTATTTTATATTTTCGACCCTGTCAGACAAGCGATTGTTTTATGTGGCGGAGATAAAAAAGGCAAGAAAGAAAAACTCTTTTACAAAGAGATGATTGCCCTAGCGGAACAAACCTATGATGATTACCTTTCTGAATTAACTAAGGAGCAAGAAAATGAGCGTGAAATTTAAAGATCTGATGAATAATCTTCCAGCTGAAAAGCAAGCGAAAGTGAAAGCTATGGCAGACGATATGCGAATGGAGTTACAACTTTACCGTATTCGTGAAGAATTAGAGCTTTCACAAAAGCAAATGGCAGAAGCATTAAGTATTTCTCAGCCGTCAGTTGTCGCCCTTGAAAAACGTGGCAATGACATTAAATTATCATCAGTTAAACGTTACATTGAAGCAATGGGTGGTGTGTTAAATTTATCGGTTGAATTACCCACAGGAAAAACAGTTACTTTCAACTTATAGAAGGTGGTAAGTATGTTGCGTGATTTTATTCAATTTACAGCAAAATGCTTTTTTATACTGCTTATTGCATTAGGGACATTATTCCTTTTATTTGCTGTTGATTTTATTTATATTCTCGCTTTTATTGGTGTATATGTTGCTATTTTCGCAACTTGTCTTGTTGTAGCTATTATTAAAGAAAATAACCGTATTAAGAAACTAAGGATAGTTGAACAAGATAAGAATCGTGTGAAATATGTTATTATTAATTAAATTATAAGTTTCTAAAAGCTCGCTTCGGCGGGCTTTTTTTATGAGGTGAATATGTCAAGTTTAGGTTCGTTAAATATTCTTTTGAGTTTGGACTCAATTCAGTTTAATCAGGCGCTTGATAAATCATCCTATCAAACGCAAAAGTTCGCAAAACAATTTGAATTGAATTTTACAAAAGCGCAGGCCAAAGCAAAACAATTCTCAGAGCGTACTACTCAATATTTGAATAACATAGAGAAAGCGGCAAATACAATTAATAAAACGACAAGCCGTACTTTTTGGGCGGGCATTGTAAGTTCGGGCGGTTCCTATTTATCATCTGGTATTTCTGATGTGATAAAATACGCGGATAGTTATACTGAATTGCAAAACCGTATTCGCTTAGTAACAAATAGCCAAACAGCTATGGTGGCTGCGACAGAATCGGTGTTTGATATTTCTTTGAAAACCAATCAAGCTGTGGGCGCTACTGCACAAATCTATCAACGCTTTGCACAAAATGCAGATAGATTGAATTTATCTCAATTGCAAGTCTCCGAATTAACGGAGACTGTTGCAAAATCTGTTGCAATTTCAGGTGCTAGTGCAGGTGCAGCTGAAGCAGCATTAATGCAATTTGGGCAAGCATTAGGAAGTGCAGAATTACGCGGTGATGAGCTTAATTCTGTGATTGAGCAGACTCCAGGTCTTGCTGACGCAATAGCTAAAGGGCTTGGCACAACAACTGGCGAGCTGAAAAACTTAGCTAAAGCAGGGAAATTAGATATTCACACCGTTATCCAAGCTTTAGTAAAAGCACGAGATACGGTTGATAATGACTTTAATAAACGCGTGAAAACGCTTTCAATGTCTTTTACAAATTTAGAGACATCGATAACTAAGTTTTCAGGTGAAGCAAATAGTGCGTTAGGTGTTACGCAAAAACTAGCTACTGGGGTAGATTTTGTTAGCGATCATCTCCAAGAATTAATTATAGGTCTTGGATCGCTGACAGCTGCACTTGCTATCGGTCATCTTAGCAAATACGGCTTGGAACTATTAAAAACGGGTTATGCTAGTGCAAAAAATGCTCTAGCGCATATTGCAGAGGCAAAAGCCATAGCAACAAAAGCTACTGCAATGCGTACAGCGGCTCAGGTTGAAATGGCAAGCTTAAACGCACAATTTAAACTTGCACAATCTGAACAAACCAGATTTGCATTGCGTGAAAGAATGAAAGTGCAGTCTGCTCAAATTATTGCACTTGCACAAGCTGAAGCCACTGCAAAACGAAACCTTGCTACAGCAACTAATCTTGCAACGATGGCGGCAAAAGGTTTGCAACGTGTAATGGCTCTACTTGGTGGGCCTGCTGGTGTAATTGGGATAGCTGCTACATCATTAATTTTCTTCAGTTCACGAGCGGCAGAAGCTCGACAATGGGCACTTGATACTACAACTGCAAACCAAGGATTAGCAGAAAGTTACAATGAATTAAGTGAAGCTACATTATCCTTAAAAGTAGAAAAGCAACTCGAAGATATTGAGAAATATTACAAGGAAATCGAAAAAGCTAAAGCTAGTGCAAAATCAAAAAACATTAATGGCGATTTTGATGGTTTCACAGTCGTTAATAGTATTAGTGATAAAGAGTTGGAGCACCTACAAAACGAAATCAAGTCTATCGAAGAAAATGCAAGTTTAGCAGAAAAAGCCCTCGTAAAAATGCTTGCTCCTCTAGCTGAAAACATGTTGCGTTCAGGTAAAAGTCTTGATGATGTCCGACAAAAATTCAAATTACTTGGTGTTGATGCAGTAACTGCGAATAATATTATCGCAACTTTACCAAAAAGTTTCTCTGACGCGGCAAACGGTGCAAAGAACGCCACAGATAAAACTTTAGATTTAAAAGATGCAATTGATAAGTTAAATGGTAAATCAACAACGCTTGCTCAAAAATTAGAGGTTGCGAAGTTAAAACAACAAGGGCAAGCAAAATCTGCATATGTTTTAGCAGGTCTTTATGAATTGCTTGGGAAAGAGGGTGCTGAATATAATGAAGTATTGATCGGCATTGCGACAGGAACAATTACCGCAGCTAATGCGGCAGATAAAGCAGTTGGTTTATCTGTTGAGACTTTGAAAAAGATTTTAGATGGTAAAGCTCAACTAGAACAAGATTTCGCCAAAGAAAACGAAATAAATAAAATAGAGACAGGTCTAAAGGAGTCAAAAGGATCTAAAACTGACTATATAAAACAATACACAGATCAAGTTAGCGAAATGGAAAAACGCCTGTCTGAACTGCGGGCAAATGCGCAAGATATAGCATTATTCGGTCAACCAAGCCAATATCAAGAGGTAAACAAACTTACACAAGATATCGCTGTCAACGCTGAAAAATATGCACATTTTGGTGCTGATGGATTAGCAAAACTCAAGGATTTGGCAGCTCAGATTGATGCAGCACAGCAAGTAGTCGCGATTAATCAATTTACTTCTGATAATTCTGAAAAACTACGAGCAATGGAGTTTGAATTAACTCTACTTGGGAAAACTCGACAAGAACAAGAGTTAATGCAGTACAATCACCAGCTTGATTTAGAAGCGGCAAGATTAAAAAACGGGATGTCGCAGAAGAATATAGCCAAACTAGATGAAGAAATTGCCAAACTTAAAGAGCGTCGTAGGATTATTCAGCAACAAACGGAAGAATCTCGTGGTAGTGCAATTCTTGGTTTTCAGCAAGGAATGAAAACAATTGAAGATCAGGTTTCTGATGTTGCAGGAAACATAAGCAACATTACCGTGAACGCATTTAATGGTATGTCTGATGCTTTAACTGACTTTATCATGACGGGTAAAACTGACTTTAACTCCTTAGCAAAATCAATCATCAAAGATATTGTTCAAATGACGACAAAAATGATTATTTTTGCATCACTCAAGGCGGCATTTGGAGGAACATCTTTTGGTAAATTCATGGGGTTCTCTGGAGGCGGTTTAGTCCCTGAATTAAAATATACTGGTGGGCTTGTTGGATTTGATGAAGGGGGATTTACTGGTATAGGTGGAAAATACACGCCTGCTGGTATTGTACATAAGGGCGAATACGTCATAACAAAAGAAGCCACTGCTCGTTTGGGCCGTGGCTTTTTAGATCATCTTAATTACGGTTCTGTTCGTCGTGGTTTTGCTAATGGTGGTGGAGTCGGTGTACCAAGATTGCCCACTATGGCTTATCAACCTAAATCATCAGGGAATATAGCGGTTAAGGTGATAAATAACGGTGAACCGATGGATGCAACGGTAAGCCAACAATCAAGAAATGGACAGCTTGAAATCACCGTGGAATTAGTGCGACAAATTGCGCAAGCAGAAGCGGGAACAATGTTGCAGAAGAATATGCGCCCTGGCGGATTGTTATCTTAGGAGTAAACATGGCATTAAAAACATTATCTTGGTGCCCTCAGCCTAAATACACTGTAGAGGAAGAACCTAGACGAAAAGTGCTTAATTTTGGCGATGGTTATCAACAGCGGATGGTGGACGGACTAAATCCGCTGCTTCGCAAATTTAACCTGACATACAAGCTCAATCACAAAAGTGCGGTCGAATTTGACCGCTTTTTAACATCGCATGGTGGCGTCACGGCATTTTTCTTTCGTGAATACGAAAATGGCGATTTAATCAAAGTCGTTTGCCCGAAATGGTCAAAAACCGTCACTAAAAGACACACGGAAATCAGCTGCGCCTTTGAAGAAGTGGTGTAGTTTTTAGATAAAAAAACAAACCCCGAACACTCGCAATGTTCGGGGTTTTTATTTACCCCTTATTCCAAGTTTAACCAACTAAGGAGCAATTTTGATTAAGTATACACCAAAACATCAAGTTAAGGTAGGTGGAAAAATGAGTGAAAAAGATGCAGGCATTGCAGGGAAAATGCTAGCAAGTGCAGCAATTATTGCAGCGGTTGGTTTTGCCATTGGCGCAGCGTGCTTTGGGATTAGCTTTATTCTATGAAATGTTAGAAGTAATTGATAAGTCTAAGAAAGCGCACCAATTTGCATACACATTTTTATTTCTGGCTTTTATTTTTGGAATATGTCCAGCTGACTTTTGGCAGCCTTCGAACCGCACGTTATGACGCTTAAAGTGCGGTTAAATTAATAAAGTTTTGAGATGTAGGTCACAAAATTAGAAAAAACTTTGATTAAAAACTTAAATAAATGTTTTGTGTTTCGTAGAATTGGTAAATCAATTAAACCGAGAGGAACCTAAAATGAAAAAATTATTATTGATTGGCGTTATGGTTGCGTTTTTATCTGGGTGCGCCGTACCACAACAAAAGAAAGAAAGTCTAAGTGAAAAATGGGCAAAGCAAGACGAATTAGCCTTAAAGGGTGAAATTACGGATGAGACAGATAAATTCACTGGTGAACGTGAAATAAAGTGGCAGGTATCTGGAATTGTAAGTAGTCAATATACCCAAACTATAGTCCCTGAGAAATTCTCTGTTATAAAGAATAAGAAACAATATAACGAGTTACTTATTACTAAAAAAGGACGATCTCCTGTAAAATGCGACGAAACCCACTGGTTAGTTGATGGTAAAAAATTTAATTTAAAACCGTATAATTCTGGGTTAACAGCGACGCGTGACTTCTATTTACAGTTAAATATTTATCGTCCTACGAATGCCCAACTTAAACAACTGGCAAACGCAAACCAGATTGACATCAAGATTTGTAATAACGAGTATTCTTTCACCCAAAATGAAATTAATGGATTGAAAGAATTAGTTAAAGCAGCCGGATTATAGATAATACCCCTTGACACCCAAGGGGCTTTTTTATTAGTATGTTTTTCAAGGTCTCAAAAGCCTTTCTATTTAGCAGGTTGTTTGAATGGCAATCACTTGTCGAGGTGATTAAATATCGGCACATTAAGCTCTCGTAATCGAGAGCTTTTTTGTTATTGACAGTATACAAATAAATTAATACACTCTTTCTCAAGGTGTCGAAACCTTAAACCAAAAGCGGAAGTCCGCACCCGATAGCATAGCGGTTTTTTTATGCGCAAAATTTGTGATCTCGTTTAGTTTTATTGCCATTAAGACTTAACACGCATAAATCCAATTTCATCTATGTCGGGCGGGCGGAGAATACAACACCCGAAAGGGGAATAATCCCAGCCGTTTCTTTTGGTCGGCTTTCGAACCACCCGGCACCCTTAACTGGGTAAATCTTAATATCGAAAACAAACCAAAGGAGACATTCTATGTCTAATCAAACCCAACTTTCAAAGGCGACTATCGGTTTAACCGACAGTCAGGCAGGAAACGGCGCTCAAAGTATTTCTATCATCAGCGAAAGCTGAATATACGCAACGAGCTGGTGAACGGGGAAAATTATTGCAGCAATGCAAATCAGAAAAGCAAGACCTTGAGCGTGAGCTTTTACAAATTAAACAGTTAGATCTTTTCGTGAACTTATAACCGCACAATCTTTTAGAAAGTGCGGTTTTTTATTGGAGTAAATATGAGTATTTACGGACAACTGCAACAATACGCCTCTCATGGTTGGATAGAATTATTTGAACTCGATCTCACTAAATTTGGCGATATTGTTTATCGTTTCCACGATGGATTAAGTCCATTAGGTCAAGCTATTGTGTGGCAAGGGCTGGAATATACACCTTATCCAGTCAAAGCTGAGGGATTTGCAGTTGATGGGTTAAATCCTGTTAGACCAAGGATTACATTTTCCAATTTAGGTGGGGCGATTACATTAGTCTTGGCAAAATTAAAAGGCATTGAGGGCGCTCGACTTACTCGCAAACGAACGAAAATAATCTATCTTGATGCGGTAAATTTTGAAAATGGAAATTTGACTGCCGACCCAAACGCACATTTACCCGATGATATATTTTATATATCGCAAAAAACATCGGAAGACCATTTAACGGTTAGTTTCGAGTTATTACCCGCTACTGATTTAGAGGGGGTGAAATTACCCCGTAGGCAGATTGTGGCTCAATATTGCACTCATAAATATAAGGGGCAGTTTTGCGGATATACAGGTGATAAAGCAACTTGCGCTAAAACACTTGCTGACTGTAAAGCACATTTTGGTGAGCACTCTGAATTGCCTTTTGGTGGTTTCCCTAGTGCGGCATATATGAGGATTTAAAATGAAACATATTGATGATGCAATAGCACACGCCAAACAAAGTTATCCGCACGAAAGTTGCGGTTTTTTTGTGCTTAAAAATGGCAAATTGCAGTATGTCGCCTGTACCAATTTAGCAGCAGAAACAGAAGATGAATTTTTGATTGGCATAGAAGATTATGCCAGAGCGGAAGGAGTGGGGGAAATTAGAACCGTTGTTCATTCCCATCCAGACGAGAGCTGTTTACCAAGCATTGCAGATCAAGACGCACATAAAATGAGTGGATTGGAATGGTGCATTATTGGACTAGAGGGCGATGAGGTATCTACGCATTTTATGCCTGCACTTACAGAGGTACCTGATTTGTATGGGCGTAAGTTTATCCATGGCATGACCGACTGCTACGGATTTGTGCGTGATTGGTATCGCCAAGAACTGGGTATTAATCTCCCAAACTACAATCGCATAGATGGCTGGTGGGATAATGGTGGCAATCTCTATGTTGATAACTTTGAGGACGCGGGATTTTATCCAGTCAAAGACTTAAAAATAGGCGACATGATTGTGATGCAAATTAACGCAAATGTACCTAATCATGCTGGTGTTTATCTTGGTGATGGTTTAATTGGCCATCACCTATACGGACGACTATCAAGTAAGGATGTATATGGACAATTCTACCGCGAACGAACAACGCACATCATGCGACATAAGGAAAATACGCCTTAAAGGCGAGTTAGGCAAACGCTTTGGTAAAGTCCATAAGCTGGCAGTAAAAACACCAGCGGAAGCCATCCGAGCCTTATGTGTTTTAAAAAGAGGATTTAAAGAGTTTCTCTTAGAATCTGAAAAACACGGAATAGTTTATCGGTTCTTGGTGCAGAGAGAAGAGCTGACAACATCATCTGATGAATTTCAAATGTGGTATGGCGCTCAAGCCGAATTTCATCTTATTCCTATCATTAGGGGTTCTAAGCGGGGTGGATTCTTTCAGCTCATAGCGGGGGCTGCGATGATTGGTCTTGCATTTTGGAACCCTTTAGGATGGGCTACTATAGGCGGTACAGGCTTTTTAAGCAGCGCGGCAACCTTGCCACTTACGATTGGTGCATCACTTGTACTTGGCGGCATCAGCCAATTACTCGTCCCTGTGCCAAAAGTAAGCGGGCCACAAGAACGTCCAGAGAATAAGCCGTCTTATTTATTTAATGGTGCAGTAAATACAACCGAGCAGGGACAACCTATTCCATTATTATATGGGGAATTAATAGTTGGATCTGCTGTTGTATCGGCAGGTCTTACCGATAAAGAAATTCCTATCAGAACAAACTCTACATCAAACAATGAGACTAGAGGAAAACTTAAATTTAAACGAGTTTCGGGGTGATAAATGCAGATAGTTGGTAGAAAAGGCGGTGGGAAAGGCGGTAGAGCACCAGTTGAAGCGCCCGACTCGCTAAAATCTTGCTCTTATGCAAAATTTATTGATGTTATTTCTTGTGGCGAAATTGAAGGACCGGTAAATGGACTGAACTCAGTTTACTTTGGTGATGTACAGTTACAAGATGAAAAAGGCAAATTCAATTTTAATAATGTTGCTATTGAGTGGCGACCTGGAAGTGTGAGACAAGCACCGTCAGAAATTTGCCAAACCAATGAAGTGACAACAGATGTCAATACCGAAGTAAAAAAAGACAAACCTATCACTCGCTCTATTATTGCACCAGAAGCAGATATTGTTAGAGTAACTATTACTGTGCCTGGATTAAGTCATCAAAATAAAAGTAATGGCGATATTAACGGTACAAAGGTTGAGCTAAAAGTTGAATATCAAGCTAATGGTAGTCAATGGATAGATGCAGGTAATATCGTTATCGAGGGTAAAACCACATCATCATATAATCGCGAACATAGCTTTAGATTAACAGGCGAAGCTCCCTGGAATATAAAAGTGACACGGTTAACTGATGATTCAGATAGCCAGGTTTTACAAAACAAAACCATTTTTTCGAAAATCACAACGGTTTTTGAGGAAAAATTAACTTATCCTGGCGTGGCATATGTCGGCGTGCAAATAGACGCTGAGCAATTTAGCTCAATACCATCTCGTGGGTATCATTGCCGTGGCATCAAACTAAAAGTGCCCTCAAACTACAATCCAGAAACTCGAGAATATAGCGGTGATTGGGATGGTACATTTATTGTCAAATACTCAAATAACCCTGTTTGGATTTATTTTGATTTACTCACTAACGAGGAATATGGGGCAGGGGAATACATCAAAGAAGATATGCTAGATAAATGGTCGATGTACCAAATAGCGAAATATTGCGACGAATTAGTCCCTGATGGATTTGGTGGCCGTGAACCTCGCTTTACCTGTAATGTTTACATCCAAACCAAACAAGAAGCCTTTAAGCTGTTACGAGATTTAACATCGGTATTTAGAGCAATGAGTTATTGGAGTAGCGGTACTCAAATGCTCGTCCAAGACTCACCCAAAGAGCCTATTTATCAGTTTAATAATACCAATGTTATCGGCGGTAAATTCAGCCGCTCAGGCTCGAATATTAAAACTCGTCACAATGTTGTATTAGTGACGTGGAACGACCCGAAAAAGTACTTTAAACAATCTGTAGAGTACATCGAGGACTCGGAGGCGATTGTTAAGATGGGGTACATATCCCAAACGGAAGTTGTGGCGTTCGGCTGTACATCGAGAGGGCAAGCGAGACGACTAGGGAAATGGCTACTTTATACTGAGCAATACGAAAGCGAAGTTATTACGTTTTCTTGCGGACAAGATGGTGCTATACCCATCCCCGGCGAAGTGATACAAGTATCTGACGTCCATCGTTCAGGAGAGAGACGCGGTGGGCGAGTTAAAGACGGCTCAACAACAAACCGAATCATCCTCGATGCGGAAGTTGAAATCACAAAAGAATCAACGATTAGCATTGTGAATGAGAAAGGGGAGTTAGAACAAAGAGCAATTACACAACGTGGAAAACTCACTGAGATTGAGGTAAATCCAGGCTTTACATCGGTCACAGAAAATAGCACATGGATTATTGCTAGTTCAGATATAAAACCTGAACTTTATCGAGTTATCTCCATTGTTGAGAGTGATGACGGCTCATATACTATCACTGCATCTGATTACAATCCCTCTAAGTTTGAGCATATTGAAAATGGGAATGAACTCATTGAATATGACACAACAAACAATACGCTAGATACTGGTGTAAAAAATGTAGTGATTACCGATGAGATTTATCGTGGGCTTGGGGGAAGTATCCAAACCAAAATTGTTGTAAGTTATGAACCTGCAAAATCACTCACATCTCGATACCAAATTGAGTATCGCGAGGGCAATGGCAACTGGAAACAGATGGAGCCAACGACCTTAACATCGGTTGATATTCCTAATGTAAAAGATGGTGTGTTATATCAAATCCGCATCAAAACAAGCAATGTATTAGGTGTATGGTCCGATAATCCAATCCAAAACTATGAGCCAATAGGTAGATTACGCCCTCCGCATAATGTTTCTAATTTAAGACACAAGGCTATTGCCCAAGAAGGAGCTTTTTTAATTTGGGATTTATCGCCCGATATAGATTTAGAGTATTACGAGATTAAAAAAGGCGACACCTATGAAAGTTCTAAATCAGTTGGGAAAATCAAGGCAAACGAATTTAATCTTGGTTTTATTCGCGCTGGTGAGCATAAGTATTGGCTAAGTGCGGTGGATTCTTCCGATGTTCGCTCTGAATCGCCCACTGCAGTAACGTTTAATATTTCAGGCGGACAGGTAGAAAACTTAGTTGCAGAAATTGTCGGCGATGAAGTTTTGATGACTTGGGGTGAAACAAAAAACAACTCTTTTTCGACTGAGCTCTACGAGGTTAAAAAAGATGATGATGTGCTGGCTTTAGTTAAAAGTACATCATTTAAATTTAAGGCTGATTTTAACGGCAATAAAAAATTTACCGTTACTGCAATTGACTTAGGCGGAAATCGTAGTGAATCCGCTCAAGCGCAGCTAATTGTCCATCGACCGACACCTGTCTCTATATCTCAACAAGTTATCGATAACTACGTCATGTTGCGTTGGCAAAGTGCCAAGGCTACCTTGCCGATTGTCTATTATGAGTTGCGGAAAGGGGAAACAATAGAAAATTCAGAGTTTATCACAAATATTGATGGGTTAGCGTTTCCACAGTTTGAAACTGTAGGAGGGTTATATAAATACTGGATTATTGGTGTTGATAGTGCAGGTAACAGAAGTGAGCCGCAATATACGCTATCCAATGTTGCGCAACCGCCAGATTATATCCTTAAATACGACTACAACAGCTCGTATGACGGAATTAAAAATGGTTCGGATAAAATCGATGGCAAGTTATATCTACCAGTCAGACGAGATACATGGGCAGAGCATTTTAGATCCAATAATCTCGCTACTCCAAAATCTCAAATTAATAGAGGTTTCCCGTTGTACCTCCAGCCAATAGACGAGAGCGGATATTATGAGGAGGAAATGGATTACGGCACGGTATTAGCATCATCCAAAATTACTCTTACCCCTAAGGTGATAAGCTCTGGCAGTTATGATATTAACTATCATATAGCAGTAAAAGAAAACGCTAAAGATAATTGGCGCGAACACGACCAACAATCCGTTTATGAAACCAACTTTAGATATGTTAAGTTTAGAATTACAGTGAGCAATGCACAGAAACCTGTCGTAATAGAGTCACTTAATCTAAAACTCGATCAAAAACAAAAAACTGATGGAGGAACCGTACAGGCAAATGCGTCAGATATAAAAGGCACATGGGTAAACTTTGCAACAGAGTTTATTGATGCGTCTGTCCCGGTTTTAACACCACAATCTAAACAACCACTTTTTGCAACATCTGACTTTAAGGATGAGCCAAAACCTAAAGGCTTTTACGTATTTTTATTTGATAAAAATGGGAATCGTGTAAGCGGTAAAGTTGGCTGGGTTGTAAAAGGAGTGTAAAGGAGCAAAAATGGCAGATTTTAACAAACCAACTGTCGATAGCGAATATACGCAATTCCCAACCGAAATTAGAGCCGCCATTAGTGCGGCTTTATCATTTTTGGATGGGGAGCACACTAATGTCCCGCTAAAAGCAAAACGCTGGAATCCATCGACAAAAATTTTTGAAGAATATAATGGTGCTCAATGGGTACCCATGGCTACAGAGTATAAACTACCCGTTGATTATAACTCACTCAAAAACAAGCCACTCCCAAACTCTGCTGTTGACGACGAAAGTGACACAAAGTTTGCGAGTTCAGCAGCCGTTAAAACGGCTTATGATAAAGCGACGGAAGCAAAAGAAGCTGCTAGCGCTAAACAATCCCCAGCCACAACCTTAGCAGGCTATGGTATTGGAAATTTCAAAGTAGAACAAGGGCAAGGCGATGCCAATGGCTATAAAACCGATGGCAATTATTACTTAGCAAGCGGTCAAAATCTACCCGAAAATGGGGAATGGCATATTGAAGTAGTTAGCGGTGGGGCAACAAATGCGGTGCGTCAAATTGCACGTAAAGCGAATGACAACAAAATCAAAACACGCTTTTTTAATGGCTCAAATTGGTCAGAATGGAAAGATGCAGGCGGCGACGGCGTGCCTATTGGTGCAGTTGTATCATTCCCTCGCTCAGTAACTAATCCCGTTGGTTTTTTACGTGCTGATGGTTTAACGTTCAGCCAACAATCCTTTCCCGATTTATACCGCACTTTGGGCGACAGCAACCAACTTCCTGATTTAACTCGTAGTGATGTGGGGATGACGGCTTATTTTGCCGTGGATAACATTCCCACTGGCTGGATTGCTTTTGATAGCATTCGCTCAACAGTCACACAGCAAAATTACCCAGAGTTATATCGTCACTTAGTCGGTAAATATGGTTCTCTTTCAAATGTACCACTTGCGGAAGACCGATTTATTAGAAATACAGGGAATGGATTAAATATCGGTCAGACACAAAGTGACGAAATTAAAAAGCACGTACATAAAGTTAGAACACACTGGGTTAATTCAAGTGATAGTAATGTTTTTTATGACAAAACGAAAACTGTTATAGACTCACGATTACGCTCTGCAACTGTAACTGATGACAATCTCGGTGATAATGGATTTATGCATCCGCTTTTAGATAGCCCGATGGCTACGGGGGGAGCTGAAACAAGACCGCGAGCGATTGCTCTCAAACTTTGTATAAAAGCAAAAAACACATTTGATGACGTTCAATTTTGGGTTAAAGCATTCGGCGTTGTTGAGAACGCAGGAATTTTAGATGCGGGTACACTTGTGCAAAATATGCAAGCGTTATCTGCGAGGGTTGAACAAAAAATAAAAGAAAATAAACAATCTACTTTACTAGAAATAAACAATGCAAAAGCTGATATAAATCAGAAATTTTTACAGGCGCAAGAGAGTTTATCTCAAATTAGTACATTAAAAACAGTGTGGCAAGGTAATGTAAGTTCTGGGCGTATTGATATTTCAGAAAAGTGTTTTGGTAAAACACTTATTTTGTATCTTCAGTCATCAGAAAGCCACAGCCTTGATGATAATAACAATATTGAACCCGTCAGTTTTGAAGTGGGTGCAGAAATTGAAGGTAAAAGGGGCGGTGGAGTTTATTTTAGTAGTATTCGTCAAGTAATTCCACACAATTCTGGTGGAACTAGGGTGTATCATGTAGAAGTCAAGAAATTCGCTGTGACTGTTGATAGAAACGGTACAACAATACACATTGAAGAACTTGCTGGTCGTTTTGTAAAACGTATTGATATTCGATGAAGGAGTGATTA